TTCATCAAACATTCCCATTGGAGTTTTTGCAAGACATTTTCCATCATTATTAGTGACTAACTTATACTGCATTTTTCCATCATCACCTTCTTCTGTTTTAGCAAAGAAGATATAAGTAAATAAACCCTCAAGAGTTACCTTTTCAGAAAGAAGTTTTCCAATGGTTTTAATAACATACTTAGGCTCAATTTCAGACCCAGTATTTTCACAATGAGTTAAGAAGCACATTGTACAATCTTCTCTCATTTGTTCAGCATATCTAAGAATCTCCATTGCATGTTGAGCTAATTCTGAGAACTTTTGATATCCTGTTTCAGTTGCACGATCGACAAACTCATAACTTAGTACATATTGAAAATCATCAACTACTATAGTAGTAATATGTGGTAGTTTTGAATTTACTATTTTAAGAATCTTAAGTATAGCCTCCCAATTAGAACTTACATAATAATTTCCAGTAAGTTCCTTAGTTTCCTTATTAATTGTAAAGGGAATATACTTCTTTTTCCAGCCTCTAAAAGGTAAAGGTTTTCCAGTTGTACTAATAATAAATGTAGTTTCTGGGTTTAAGTTACGAAGACTAGTGGTTTTACCGTGACCACTCTCACCATAAATACATAATGTTTGGCAAGCCATTATAAAATTAATTTAAATTCATTTTTAGTTGAATTATCTATTTCTTTTTCTTCATCTTCCTCATTATTTAATATATAATCAGGTGTTAAATATTTATCATAATCATAAATTTCGTTAGGCAAAGGTCAATTATGTTATCGTATAATTTTTTAAATCATACTTCTATACTTTTATATATATGTATAGTTCAGACTATTTCTTCAATAACTTTTAAGTATTGGTATACATAGGTTATTGCCCCGCGCTCTTGGTAGTTCATCCTCTTCAACACCACTTGTTAAGAGGGTATCTACTAGTCGTTGATCCTTTCAACTATTTCTAATTGACTTGGATTAGAGTTATCCAATGGGCTTTGGACTTTCTCAGATTCACGAGGTTTTGAGCCTTCTATTTTATAACGTGCCCAATCTAAAATATACGGATTTATTAACTTTTTTAATTTTTTAAATTCTCCATTATATAGCACAATATCTTTATATGATTTTTGATAATGCTTATTATAATGATTAGCTATGTAAAAACTTAAATCAAATTTATCATTTAAAAAATCCATAAATTCTTCAAGTTCTTCATCCTCAAAAGAACACAATGAAATTCCTACAGATAAAACATTTCCAGTTTTTCCTCTAACTGGAAACCCATCATCCATTATTAGATATGCTAAACTTCTTGCTGAAAAATTATCAAACAATTCAAATGGAATTACTTTCTTGTTATCTTTATAAAAGGCATTATAAAAATTATTTAAATTTTCATAACCTTTGGTACATAAAGATATAGCAATATTTTTTTCATCCTTTTTTCTATAAGATATATGAGGTTCTAAAGGCTTAAAAACTTCTGCTAAATGTTTTACATATTCTTCTTGTTTCATCCCATGTTGACATTGTATTCTAGTAGATACTCCTCTATAAATTAAAGAACTATCTCCCATAACAGTGCCAATTAAAGTTTCTATTAATTGTTTAGATAATTTTTTATTTTTATTATGATGTAAATCTCTTCTTTCTAATCCATGTGTTTTTCTAAAACTATAAACAGTTCCAGCAGACAAGCCTAAAATTTCTCCAATTTTTTGGTCACTATATTCTTTATTTACAAACTCCTTTATTTTATTATAATATTTATAGTTTTTTCCTTTATAATTAGATTTCCATCCATTTATTTTACGTTGATATTCTACCATTCCAACTGTAATTTCTAATATTTTAGCAATCTCTTTAGCAGTTTTTCCTTCATCTGTATAAGTTTTAATTTTTTCAATTTGTTCTTTTTTAATTTTCATAATACTTAATTTTAATAAATTTTTAATTATCTACTAAAATTAAGTTTATCCATATATTTATTGATTCAAAAAATTTTGTTATAATTTATTTTAAGCTCATGGAAAATTCCAGACTTACCAAAGAAATTTACTGCAATCTCAACATCCGATTCTCCATATCTAGATTTTAGTACTGATATAGTTCTGAATTTATCAGTTAATTTCTTTATATCATATCCTCTATAAGTACTAAGCTTATCTCTATGAGGATTATAAATTGCAAGAACTACCTCAGCATCAGTTACAGGACCACCACTATCTTTAGTATCATTGATTGTGAATCCTGTACGCCCAGCTTTAAATCTTTCAATGCCCCCTTGATCTCTGTTAGCTTGTTGAACAACTACTGGAGATATACCACACATATTTCTAAGTGTAAGTAAGTATTGAGAAATTAAATCAATTTCCTGTTTAAGGGTATGTCCTTCACTAGGTCTACAGATACCTATATGATCTATTATAACAGTAAATATTAGATCTGGATCATTTGGAATATATATTTTACGATGTTCATCCTCTTTAAAAGTTCCAAGTTTTTCTAATTCTCTTAGTAATAAAGAATATAATACTTTTGCATTAAGGGCTTTATCATAAACTACAATATGTTCTTCCATCTTTTTTAGCCACGGAACACATTCTTGTACTATATTATAGAGTTCATTAGAAATAACTTGCCCTTTTCTCCTAGATAATAAATCTTTTAATGATACTTCAATTCCATATTTTTCAAATATGTGCATTGTAAGAAGTTTACCAAATACCATATCTGGATTCATTTCTAATGAAGCTAACCATACTCTATATTTATTATCATCCAAATGGTCTTGTAAGGGTTTATAGATATAGCTGAAAAGAACCTCCGTACTTTTTCCTGAACCAGAATTACTAAAGACAACAGTATAAGTCTGTTTGGTAACTCCATCAATAATTGATTCAAGTTTCGGAAGCCCCATAGAGAATCCAGCATTTTTTCCAGTTTTACCTAACTCAATTTCTTTTAAAAGAGATTCAGTTATTGTCATTTATATGTCCAAAATTTTCTTGAATATCCAAAGATTTATCTATTAAAAATATAAAGAAATCTTTTTTATTACAAGTAATAGGTAAATCTCCATATTCCTCTTTGTATCTATTGAGCTTTTTAATTAATTCAGTTATTGTCATCTCCAACTTCTAGCGTATTCGTAAGCTAATTCCTTTTCTAAAGCAGTTCTTTCTTCAGTAAAAGAAATAAAATATTTATCTTTTCTTCTATAAGGTTTTTCAATAAGATCATTTTTTGGAGATAAATACAAATTTGGATATTCTTTTTGAATTTCCTGTAATTTGTTTATTAATTCAGTTATTGTCATATTTCACTAATCATATCAATAGATGCTATATTCCAATGATCATCTCTAATATTTTGTGCAGCCTCATCTTCTGAATTAGCATAACACCATTCTTTGTCATAATCACCACTTTTAGTGGTGAATCTTACTAAATATTTTTTCATTTTTGTGAATGATTATATAAAATAATACTTCCTCCAGCATCGAACTTTTCTGTTGGAAATGCTATATGATTTACTTCATATTCTTTTTCAAAGAAATAAGGATTGTTATTAAAATATACCTCTTTCTTTAAATCTTCTTCAGATCTTGATTGAAGAATTTTTAATAATTCTTTACCAGTCATAATAATCTTTTAATTAATTCAATTATTAAGTACCTACTAATTCATCAGTATGTATAAAACAAGTTACAAAATAGTTTTTCATGATTCCAAATACATTACTAAGTCAACAGAATCTTTTAAATTTAAAGATTCTAATTTATCTAAAAATTCATCAGATTCTTCAGAATTGTCATTTAACTTTTCATAAAGTCTACCATAAAATCCTTGACTAGAAGCAAGTGATTTTATAGAATTTAAAATTTCTTGTTTTGTCATATCATCTTAATAGCTTCAGTATTAACATTAATTCCATAAAATCTTCATCTAATATTGAAGAATTTGGAAGTTCTTTCTTACATTCCTCTATTAGTTTAAAGAATTTTTATATCATTTTACAAATAAATAAATTAAATCTAAAACTCCAGTTATTATAACTATTCCACAAAATATATTAAATGCTTTAAATAAAGGAATTAAACTTTTTTCTAAATAAGATTCAGAATGTTTAATGCAGTAATTTCCATAAAAGATTATTCCAATAAAAATTGGAATCATTATTAAATCCTCTATCATATCATTTTAATTGCTTCTGTATTAACATTAATTCCATCACCATCACGTAAAGCTTTAATTGCTTTCCAGCTATTATCAACTATAAAAGAGTCTAATGTAGTAAAATTATATCCATTATCAATTCCCCATCTAATCAAATCTAGAACCTCTTGGTGTTGCTCTGGTGAATTGTGAATATATTTTGCATATTTACTAAATGCGTCTTCTAAAGAATCGAATTTACGTGATATTCTCCTTAAATTAAAGACAGCACCATTTACTATAGTAGATTGTGGATAAGTATTAAACAATTCCTCTCCCATCTCAAATGATGCTCTAAAGAATTGTTTCTGAAAATTCTGATTAAATGGAATATTTTCAATTACTAATTGGGTTCCCTCTTTCGGAAGTTTCCAACTCTTTAAAATTATTCCCTTGTTCTGAAGATTTTCTAAAACGTTTCTTAATTTTACTACCTGTGCGAATCTTTGAATCCATTCATATTCTCCATCTTCTTTAGCTAATAGAATTACTTTTACTGTAAATAATTCTGTCGGTGTTAGTTTATATTTTTCTAATAAACATAACTCATTATTTAAATTTAGCACGGCTCCAAAATACTATTAAGCCGCTAAAGTGTTAATCAGATTTCTCTGTGGTAATTCATTGCGTAATATGTTTTTTAAATTTATCTAAAAATTTAGCTCCTAATTCGGCATATCTATTTCCTAATATAGACATATGATAGTTTTCATTCATAAAATCTCGATATGCAGGTTTAGTATCATAATCTTTAAGAACACTTCTAAGAATTATTAATTCTAACATTTCTTCCTGTTTCATACTATTAAAATCTAAACATTAATTCTCTGGGTTTTTGCTTAATAGGATCTGGCTGCTCACCCCTTAATACTTTATTTAATCCATTTTCATCTATACTTATGTAACT